ACTGAAGCATCTGTTAGGACTATACGGGCCATTTATTTTGTTTCCTCTACTGTTGCTGGTTTAGTTGTTACTGTTTTCTTGAGATGTTCACCTGCAACTAGGGCATCTGCGTTCAGTCCTAGTTCAAGCAATTCTTTGTCGGTAATTGTTTCGCCTTTTTTCTTCGCCTCGAAATTGTCCGAGGTAACTGTGTAGCTCATTTTTCTCCTTATCCCCAAACGGTGAGACGGTATCGGTATGAAAGAAACTCAATATCCCCTGCGGCATAAGTACCCGCTTCGGCTGATGTAACTCGCAATGTGTTGCAAGCACCACCAAGAGTTAGATCAGACAGCCTAAAACCTTCGTTTGCGAGGTTAGCGTCAATCATATAGGGTTGTGTACCACCAGAGTTAGCTTGGTAGATTAAGGTAATATCTTCCCCTTGACCCGTGATAGACCAAATGTTTGGCCCTGCAAAGATAGGGGCTTGAATACCAAAGATACCTGCTGGTATTTCTACGTTTGTCGGTCTTGTCAGATGCCCGTTGATTCTGTTGAAAGCTACGTTTAATCCGCCCTCTACAGTCAAATCGTCTACAAACCACTCTGGCCTACATTCTCCGATTCTACGCAGTCTTTCCCAAGCCCCGGCACTATCGTTGATTAGGTTAGCTTTGACATAAACCCCGTTGAAAGGGTCGCCTGCAACTCTAGCGGTAAAATTACCAGTCCTGAAAATGAAAGTCCCTTGCCTACCTAAATGAGTGAGTAGTGCAGTTTGACCGTTCACAGGAACAAGGGCTTTTAAAGCCGCAATAGTAGGAACACGAAAGTTTGCAGCATCAGCGGCAGCACTAGCAGCACTAGCGGCGGCAGCACTAGCGGCGGCAGTAGCTACGGCAGAAATATCAAAAGTACTGGTAATGCCTACCCTAATAGGGTTTGTCTGTTGAAGAGCAGATATAAGGTTGTTGTCATTCTGAATAACTAAACTCACTGTGTAATATCCTCTAGTACAATAACCTGAAAAGTCTCCGAAGAAACAACAATAGGGCCTTGGGTGAACTGTACATCGCAGAAAAGTCTAGAGGCTTGACTAGAGGTCACAGGCCAACTTTCTGTTAGGGTTGCTCCTGAAAACAACACAAACTGCCCAAGTGCTGCATTAGTAACCACAACAGCAAGAGTATCTACAAAACCAACAGCCCTAACTTGGCAGTCAATAGTGTAGCCTGTTAAATCAATAGGGTCTTCGTTTGAGTCCAACCACTGACAAGATAAGCTAAGGGTATCCCCTCTTTTATGGTAGATTTGTGCCACTAGTTGTTCCTTTTCTATCTGCATACCCCAGATTTAACTCTGGCCTTGCAATACCTTTTAATGCGAGTTCTGTAATAGCCCATACCATAGCATCTAGTCTATCAGGAGAACCAATAGAACCAAGGGGTTCCCATTGTACCATTTGATCTTCGAGAAGGTCTAAGCCTTTTGCGTGTTTAACACGACCACGTTCGTAGAGAGAAGACACAGGTTCAGCCCGTGCAAACTTTCCTCTAGAAGCGTGTACTAATTTAATGGGGAGGGTTTCATCGACAGATTTGAAAGTGTATCGAACCATGTCCCCGCCTTGGTTTCTTTCCGCGACAATGCGGTCAGCACCATAAAGGTTGTAAAGTTCGATTGCTTTAGAAGCCCATTGTTCAGGGCTAAATCTATCTGTTGCGTCTTGCAATATATAGCATATGCCATTAATATCCATACCAGCTACGATAATACCAGTCATATCTGACTCAGCATTAGCAGTAACGGCAGGGTCAACAGAAACGACAACCCTAGCTAAAGTCTTTGCAAACTCAACAGGGTCTTCAATGTCAACTTCTGCTTTAGCAAGAACGTCTCTAGTCCACAGGGCACCAGAGGCTTCATCCATAATTTCTGCGTAAAGTTCTTGACGACCAATGCGAGTACCTTCATACTCTGTCTTAACAGACTCGAGATAGGTTTCAGCAAGGTTGTCTTTATTATCAAAAGTAGACCCAGAAGTAACAATCGTCTTTGGGTTCTTGATAATATCCCGAATAAGCTTTGTAGGCTTAGGGGTCGTAGTGATACAAGTTTGGGGGTGTTTTCCGAGACGGAGACAAAAGCTTAGCATCTGCCAAGTATCTCTATCTCTGTTCCAAGCGCACAATTCGTCACACCAAGCAAAATCACCTTGCGGGCCACGAAGACGCTCTGGTTCTTCCGCACTAAAGAAGGTTATCGTTGCGCCATTGGCCCAAGTCAATGTTCTTTTAGTGGGGGACCAATCTGGGTATCCTAATTCGACACCAGAGTAAGTTTTATCAGCTTTATGGCAAACAGCGAGGAAACCGCTTTCACCTTTAATCATAACACGCTCAATATCAGAGTTGGTAGCTGCAACAGCCATACCACGTCTTTTACCGAGTTTAATTTGTTCTCTACACCACTCAACACCAGCACGAGTTTTACCAAAGCCACGACCAGCGTTAATTAGCCAGTTGTTCCAAGGTTTACCGTCAGGTAGGCTAGTGGGTGCAAGTTGTTCAGGTCTGGCCCAAAAGCGCCAGTTATACCTTAATTCTTCTGCTTTAGCTGGTGTAAGCTTAGAAATGGCCTCAACAACATCATAGCCGAGTTCTCTAAGATCATCAGCGTGAAGTGCTAAACCATTTTTTCCGGTCATGGTGTGTAATCTACCTTAATAAACCTAGACTCCATCTGACTACGGTAAGCTAACTCTAATTGTGTTATTTGATAACCGTGTGATTTTGCTAGATCAACAATAAGTTTCGCTACATCGTCGGGATGAGTTTTCATTGTTTTTTCTTTAAGTTCAGGGCTGCAATCAGATCATCAACAGCCGAAGTGTCTTGGTCAGCATCATCAGGCCCACGCTCTTCAACAACAACCTTTTCGTTCCAACCCATACGGGTTTTAGCGACAAACTCCAAAGCACGGTAATCTTTCTCTACCATAGCCTTTTCCATAATCAAGGAGCCTACAGCTTCATGTAGAGTAGCACGGGCAGTAACAATGTCATTACGGTAGTGTTTGTAGAAAGTGGTCAGTGAACGTGGTCCGTTAGGCATTTCCTTTACTTTATCAAAGATAACGTTAGTGGAGACACCTGCTTTGATCATGCGCTGAATCTCAACCGCAATCTTCAAGTCGTGGGGTAGTGGTTGATTGCCCATAGGATTCCTGTTATGTTATACTGTAACATTTATAGGGTAAAAGAAAAGGGGCCGAAGCCCCTAAAAGGTTACAGGAAGCGGGGAGTTTAGCCCTACAGCAACATATCCTGTATTAGAGGTTGCCTAACTCAAATTCGAGGGTACTTTAGTTTTTTACATGGGGCACACCCTACCACCATAAAATTGGGCAGACCTTTTACGTATGGGTCTGAGTTGTCTGGCATTGCGACTACAGGGTAGTGTCCAGATCAAACAAAAACTAGCCGCTGCCTAGTCCGCCAGTACTCGGCCTTTACAACCCGGCCCTAGCAGGCGCTTACGCGGGGAACTTCTGATCTTTATCGAGCGGGGCACCTCAAACACGCTCGTCTGAGAGTATACCCCAGAAACTTACTCATAAAAGGGTTAGAAGAGGGCCAACTCAAGCGGTTTATCGTACTTTTGACCTAAAAGAAGCAATTTCTATCAGAAACGAGTGGAAAAATGACAAATCAATCCATAAATGGGACAAAAGTGTCAAATACGATAGATTCTTGTGATTTGATGCTGTTTATGAGAGAATTTGGCATACTGGCCCCTAAGGTAGATGAAGACCCGGTTGTTGTGGAACCCTATGTCGCGTGGAAGCCCCTTTTTAGAGGCCAAGAGCCACCTTGGTAAGCCACCCTACCTGAAACTACGAGATACCCCCTAGAAACGGCTCTTTGAGGCCCTAGCGACGATTTGAGAGATAGATGGAAGATGATGTTTTCAGTTGGGGCTACACACCAGCCTCAAAAGTGACTTTGGAACAGGTTGGTGAGTGTGATATTCTGACCTACCACAATGAACTTAGTCCCTTCTCTAGTAACAGTGTTCTTGGGGAGTTGGGTGGTCATACCTTTATGGTAGATTTAGGTGCGGGAGATATTCCAGATACTTTCTCTGTAACCCCCATGTTTGGGTTGCTCTTCTCTTATACAATATAGTTGTAGCAAGTCATTTGTCAAGGGCTGACACTAATTAATTTTGCATATCGTGCCATAAAAGTTTCTTGGTCTTGCTTACAAAGTTTTCTAAACTCTTCT